GTGATGGCAGTTTTGTAATAAGAAGGTGTCTCCATTCGAGTTCTTGAGTGTCTCCATTTGATCCCCCTCAAAACTCGCTCATGCAATTGGAGACTGGAGTACAATATATACTAGAACCCTCAATCTCGTGAATTACGAGATTCACACACGTGGCGGCCATCCGATATAATATTACCGGATGGCCGCGCGCTCCCTCTTATATCCGTACGCCGCATTTCGATACCAGAAATGCCCTTCCCACGCTTTATACACGGTATTCTATACCGTTGGATAAAGCCTATCGCACTCTATCTTTTGAATTTTGAATTATTGGCTTTGCCCTTGTGTCTAGTTATTTATGGATATGTCTGACACATCTCTGATATTGTACGACTCGACCAATCAAAATTCAAAATAGAAGTTTAGTTAAATCGTGTGTTAATATGTGATTCATATAAATAAGCATGTTTGATAAAGAAAAAACGTACCGTTTTTAATGACTATGATTTTATGTTAGCCACACGATTTAATTATGTATACGTCTAAGTATAAACGTGGTTCGTCTAACTATCAACGACGAGGTTATTCACGTAGCCAAGGTTTTCGACGAACGTCAATTGTTAAACGACATGATGGTAAGCGTCGACAACATCAATCCAGTAAGTCTAATGAAGATCCTAAATTGTTGGTGCAATGTATACGTGAAAATCAATTTGGTCCTGATTTTGTTATGGCTCATAATACTGCCATATCCACGTTTATTAATTATCCCCAATTGGGTAAGATCGAACCTAATCGATGTAGGTCGTATATGAAGTTGAAACGCTTGCGTTTCAAAGGGACGGTTAAAATTGAACGTGTACACTCTGATGTGAACATGGATGGATTATCTCCTAAGATTGAAGGCGTATTTAGTATTGTTATTGTGGTTGATCGGAAACCACATTTAAATCCCAGTGGATGTCTTCATACATTTGATGAACTATTTGGAGCAAGGATTCATAGCCATGGGAATCTTGCTGTGATGCCTTCTTTGAAAGACCGATTTTACATACGACACGTGTTGAAGCGTGTTTTATCGGTAGATAAAGACACGACTATGATAGACGTTGAGGGTTCCACTTTGTTGTCTAATAAGCGTTATAATATGTGGTCTACGTTTAATGATTTTGATCATGACTCATGTAATGGTGCATATGCTAATATTGCTAAGAACGCTTTATTAGTGTATTATTGTTGGATGTCGGATATTATGTCTAAGGCATCGACATTTGTGTCATTTGATCTTGATTATGTTGGATAAACGTCAATGTATAAGATAAATAAATATGTTTATTTATTTCAAAGATTTTGGTTGAGAAGGAGTACAATTGTTGTTGATACATTCATGTACCGTTGATCGCACAATTTCGTTTAATTGTGCAATTGACAATGTTATGTTTGATTGGGCTCTCTGAGCCCCAATAATTGACGCTGAATCTCCCGGGTCCAAAACACTGGTTCCCAGTCTGTTTAAATCCTTGTATGGGTGTATCGCGCTCTCTAAGTCCGAGTCCGCATCTACATGAGACATACCGATTGTACTTCTTGAGGCCCAAGACTCTCCTGGTTTTAATTCGATTGGGCCTTGTAGACCATACCTTGATAATGATGCGGACCGGATCAATTTCCTTTCCCACCTCCCATAGTCGACGTGGGAGAAGTCGACGTCCTTATTGGAAAACTGCTTTGATAATATTTTAACTGTTGGTGCCCGGAAGGGGATATCTACTGAATGTTTAGCCGTTGATAATTTCAGTTTTCCTTTGAATTTTGCGAAATGTGTCCTTTGATGAACGTTGGTGTCTGAAACTCTATAATAGAGTTTCCATGGTATTGGGTCTTTCAACGAGAAAAATGACGATGAAAAGTAGTGGAGATCTATGTTGCATCTAATGGGAAATGTCCATGAAGCTTGTAATGATTCGTTGTCTGTCATCCTCTTGTCATGAATCTCCACTACAACTGATCCTGTTGCGTTAATAGGCACCTGTTGCCTATATTCTATGACGCAATGATCGATCTTCATACAGCTGCGACTGAATCTCGCAGATAATTGAGAAGCTGTGGAAGGAAATTGAAGGATTATCTCAGTTAGATCATGAGACAATTGATATTCGTCTCTGTGTGACTCTACATAATTAAATGCATTTGGAGGATTTGCTAACTGAGAATCCATTTAAGAAGAAATGGCCGCGCAGCTGAAGCGCAAAGATAGAGAAGCTCGACTCTAACTAGCGGAATGCTAAGAGAGAGAAACTCATTTGGTGACACTCGCATACAACTGATAAACTGAACAACCAAGAGATTATGAAATAGTTTATATTGATATAGACAAGCATTGTGTATGCTTATATAGGCAGTTGTATGCCTTTATATCGCCTTTTGAAAAAGAACATATTATTTAGTTAATATGTTAATGTGTTTTATTTGAACATGATATATATATCGGATATATATATTTGAAGAATTTAATATATTTATGGTATATTAAATGTTATATGACAGTTGAATGTTAATATCAAATTATTAATTTGGTTTATGAATTATTTGATGATTAATAAGCAAAACGATATCGTTTTGAGTCTAT